GACGTACGCGGCCCTAGCCGTCTGTAACTCATCGAAGAACGACAACAGCGTTGACGAATTTCGCGCGAACCACCCGCGGTCCCGCTCAACGACGGTGATGTCGAACACCTCGACACCGCGGTCGCACTTGTCGGCGGGCTGCCATTGGACAAAGAAACATACGTCGAGGTCGCATACCTCGAGTTGGACCTGAACTTGTGGCATATAATGATGGGGCACCTCGCCCTCGACGATCTGGCGCCGGTAGGGGCACTTGATTTCGACCATCTCGCCGTCGGTCGTGATCCCGTCGGGACTCGCCGCCAGCCAGTCGTACCTGTCGCCGACGCGTGGCACGTCCGAATGGCGGATCAGGCCGAAATCCAGGCTCTTTTTTCCCATGATCGCGTCGAACCGGTCGCGGACCTCGTCCTCGTGGTCACAGCCCCACCTCGTGGCAACGTTGCCTTTGAACTTTCGGTAGACGGTGTTGGCGATGGCGTCGGCGCGTGGATCGCCGGTGAACGACTCGAACGGCTTGATGCCCAGCGCGGATGCGCACACGGACGCTGTCATCAGCGTTTTGCGGGCTTCGTACCACTCGGGCGTGCGCTGTGCCGGCTGGGGAACATGCAGAAGTCGTTCGACTCGGGGGTCAACGTTTTTCATATTGAAAATTTACTGAAAAATGCTTCAGGTTTTGGATTTGTTCTCCGGCATCGCCGGGTTCCATCTGGCGCTCCGCCCCTTTGAACAGTTCGAAACAGTCGCGTTCTGTGACATCGACCAAAGATCTCGCGACGTCCTCGAGAGTCGTATGGCTGTCGCCGTCGGCGGCGTTCGACTGCCGACAGTCCCGATCCACGACGACGTCCGCGAGGTGACGTACGCCCCTGGCGAGATCGATATGATCGTTGGTGGCTTCCCGTGCGTCGGTTTCTCCGCCCTCGGCAAACGCAAGGGAACGGAGCACGAAGGCTCCGGTCTGGTGTCGGAGATTCTTCGTCTCGTCACCGACGCCAAGCCGTCACTGGTTTTCATGGAAAACGTCGCGAACATCACGTCCTTCGCCGAGTTTGCGCCGTTGATGAAGAAGTTCGACCAGCTGGGCTACATTGTGCGCTGGACGACGCTGAAAGCGTCCGACGTCGGGGCGCAACATTGTCGTCGTCGTTGGTGGTGTCTCTGCGTAAAGCGAGGGACAACGCCCATCACCATCACCTCCGCCAACAAGCTCTCCCAATCGCTCTTCGACTGGACGACAGATGAGCCGCCTCGTCTGGTCGACCTCGACGAGGACAAGGGATTGCGTCACAACTGTCCGAGGTCGTTCCTTCTTGGGAACAGCCTGGTGCCGTCATGCGCAATGGTCGCCTTCGTCTGCCTGTGGGTCGGCCGCGGCCAGGCCGTCAAACAGCTCAAGAAGACGTCGTGGGAGTTGAACGTCACGCTCAACGGTTGCTTCACGATCGACCCCAATTTGGGCAAGGCGCGCGACGTCAACGTTGTGCTCGACCCGGCGATGTACACCGTCCAGCGCCCGCCGTCGCCGTTGACTTCGACAAAGATACTGACGGAGCCGGTGACCATCCCGCTCTGGGCCACGCCCCGTGCCGGGCCGGTGGGTCAGTGCAATTATTTGACCGAGAGGAGCAAGCGCGACCTGCCGACGCAGGTGCGTTTCGCCACGTGCACGGTCGGGCCGAGGCTGCTCTTCCCGAGCGGCAAATGGATCGATTGGTTGATGGGCTACCCACCGGGGTGGACGTGCACGGACGAGCCCGACTCCGACGAGCCCGACGCCAGCAATATCATCGACACGGAATGATCGTCGTCGTCGTGAGGTGTCGTCGTCGTCGGTGTCGTCGTCGTTGGTGTCGTCGTCGACACCAGAATCATCATCACCACAATCTTTTTTGCTTTCTGTAAGCATGAAGCTCGCCATTTGCGCCATCGCGCTGAACGAGAACCCGTACCTGGCTGAATGGACTCAGTACTATTTTGACCTCGGCGTCGACCGCATTTATCTGTACGACAACTCGCCCGACCGGTCGCTCCGTCTCAAACGACGCGATCCGCGCATCGTGGTCACGCATTGGCCCGGCAAACAGAAGCAGATGAGCGCGTACACGCACTGCATCGAGCGGTGCAAGGACGAACGCATCGACTGCGTGGGCATGCTCGACGTCGACGAGTTTGTCTGGCTCGGCGCCTCGTTGCCGACGCTCAAGCGCGCGCTGTTTGATTTCATGACCGACCCGGTGGCGGGCGAAGCCGCCATCCACTGGCGGCTGATGAGCCATAACAACTTGCAGAAGCAGGATGGGCGACCCGTCACGCAACGGTTCACGCGTTCGCTGCCGCCGGGCAGCATGGCCGACAACTCGAAGGGCGTGCGCGGCTCGATCTTCAAGGTGTTCGTCAAGCCCGGCAGGCTGGTCAAACAGCATGGATTGTACTTCATGGACCCGCACCGCGCCAACCTCGCGCGGGGCGCGACGCGCCTGGATCTCACGTGGAACGTGCGTAACGTGTCCCTGACGCCGCGACTGCCGTGGCGCGCGACCGCCAAGAACGAACCCAGGGCGCTCGTGTATCATTACTTTTGCAAATCGATCGAGGAATGGAAGAAGAAAATCGAGCGTGGCCGCGCCGACACCGGCCAACGCCGCACCGTGGACATTGCCGCGCGCGCACGCGCGATGACCAAGGCCGATCGGCCGGACGACCGTGTCTGGAAGAGCTGGCAGGCACGCAAGAAACGCAACGCGGGCGTCCGCGAAGCGGTCGGCCGGGAGAAGGACGGTATCATCGTGTACGCCGCCGAGAAGAGCAATTGTACTCAGGTTGTGGAAGCTACCTTTCGAAAGCTCGGATTGTGGGCGCGCGCCATGCAGTATGGGAAGAACTGGGTCCACAACTGGCGGTGGTCACAGTACATTGTCAACCAGCCGCCACCGACCGTCGCGGAGATCACGGCGGCGCGCCAACGCGGCTGTGTCACCCTGAAGTTCGTCCGCGACCCGGTCGCCCGCTTCAGGAGCATGTACACCTTCTACCAGCGCGGCGGGATGCTCACGGGCCGGTACCCGATCCTCGGTACGTCCTGGACGGTCGACCAGTTTTTGGACTTTTGCCAGACGGCGCGCGTTTACCGGTACAGCGACAGGTGCAACAGCTGCAACGAGCACATCGCGAGTCAGGCGATCTTCGGCGAGACGCCCAAGACGTGGACCGATATCATCCGCGTCGAATCGCTAAAGACCGCGGCGGGACGCGACTACCTCCGGAAACGGTACGGCCTCATCTTCGACGCGTCGTACCGCGCTCGACACTGGGCGAGCAGAACCGCTGGGTCCAGCTCATTGGTGTTGACGCCGGCACAGGTCGCGCGCGTTCGGAAGATTTGGTGGATGGATTTTTAATCAATCAACGCGTCGGGATGAACACCCACCCGAGCTCGCTACAGACACGGCGCCAGAGCTGGTCATGTGCCTGAATCTTTGCCGAGCTCTTCAGCAGCGGGAACAAATGTAAATAGCGCTCCTCGCCCATCAACTGTAGCATCTTGAAGATGACGTATGTGTACCGCAGAAAGTTTGTCCGTTTCTTGTCTTGCATCCTGTCGAACACGAGCTGCACCTTGACGAACATCCTGAGCAGCTCGTCCTCGACGCGCTGCTCGATGCGGTACCTATGCTTGTCTCCACAGATGACGTTGACCAGGAAACGCGAACACTCGTAGTATTTGCTGGCATCGAGTCGTTTCAGAAACGCTCTGACCTGTTCGCTGGTCAATTCGTCCTTCGACACGCGGTGTTTTTTCATCTCGGCGAGGATGCCTTGGACGATGTTATCGGGCACCGTCGTCGTCGTCTTTCCCTGTGCCGCCGCGAGCGTCTCGTGGAAGTGCGACGTCTTTTTGTACGTGAAATTTCGTCTCTGGTTGAGCTCAATCTGCTCGTTGTAGTTCAAATTCTTCGCCGACGCCTCGAAGAACTGTCGAGTCGTGCCGCACACCATGCACACTGTGGCCGCCTCGGCCGACACGATCTGCAGCGTCCCTCCGCACGCACAGACGGCGTCGACTGCATTGTCCGACGATGCCAGCCTCGCCACCGCACCGTCGTCGCGCTCGACGGTCGCCAGGTACTCGTCGACGATTCGCCTGACGTTGGTCTCGCTGTCCACAGACAGAAAGTCGCCCAGAACGTTCGACTCGGGTGCCGCGTTCGGTCTGGTACCTGCCTCTTCAAACTCTCGGATGTACGGAATTGATTTGAGCAGCGCGTCCACGCCTTCCTCATACGACTCTGAACCAACCGACGACCGCAACCGGCGGGCCAACGCATCAATCTTCTGCTGAAACATGTGGTTCCCGATGTGGTTGGACATCTCCTCGACTTTTCCTCAAGTCGAGGAGAAAAATTCACGGGCCAGCTCGGACGCGTACTCGAGCAGTCCGTCGACGGTCATGTCGTACACCCGGTCCCCGACCAGCTCGAGCTCGGCTTCGTACGCGAACTCGTCGTCGTCCAGGAACCGTGGATCGTTGGTCTCTACTCGCGTCAAGTCGATCCTGACCGTATCGTGCACGACGAACGACTCCCGCTCCTTCACGCGAAACACGGTGCGGCGCTGGCCGTCGTCGCCACCCCAGTACTCGGTCGCCAGCGTGACGCGCACGCCGTCTTGCTCGGTCGTCGCCAGCTTCTCCTTGTACAAGAACCGATCGGGCTCGCCGTCTGGCGGCTCAGCGCGCACGAGTCGTGCGCCGCCGCTCGGAGGCATCTCCTCCCTCGTGCACGTCCGCCCCAGCGCGCGGATGCATGCGGGATCGGCCCCACGCGCCTTCTGAAGGAGTGCCTCAAATCGGGCCCGCGAACACTTGGTGCGCCACTCCATCTCGAGCGCGTCGATGCCGTGGCACAGCAATGCCTTTGTGAATGAAATATTCATTTTGTGTGTTTCATCCTCGGCAATCGAAGCGTTTTCTTCCGTCGCAACCGCGCATACGTGCGCGCCCAAAAGCCCGGCTCTGATGTCCACGACACGCCCTTGCGTCTGTTGACTGCGTCGTGCAAGCGGATCGTCCACTCGAAGACACGGACCCGCGCGCCACCGGGCGGGTCGCGCTTGTGGTGCTGGAACATGCCGGCCGAGAGCCGCGTGGCCCCGCAGCAAATCAATTTTTTGTACTCGCGGCGGCACGTACTACACGGCAGCACGGTTGCCAACGTCTTGAAGAAGGTGTGGTATGCCACTGCCTCTCGCGCCGTTGGACGGAGTGGCACATTGGCAGCCACGATGTGGATGAGGGCCCACGCACTCGGGCCCCACACGGTGCTGTTGAAGCCCTCGTCGCTGAAAAAGTCATCCATCATGTATCTACTTACTTCCAGCGATTTTTTTTCCTTGTTACACGTCAACTATATGTCGTTTATCTCGCAAAACGAACTCTTCCTCAGCTTTAAAGAATTTTTCAACCAGCAGCAGGTATTCGGCACTGCGATCGGCTTCCTGTTGGCGCAGACCACGCTCGAGTTGGCCAAGTCGGGCGTTCAAGACCTGATCACGCCGTTGGTGACCGCGATCATGACGAGGAGCGTCCCACGGTATCAGTTCAAAAGTATCGGTGAATCTTGGCTTACATTTTTCATAACGTTGATCGTCATCTTCAGCATCGTGAAGCTCTTCGATCTCCAGACACAAGCCGTGCCAATCGTCGCGACGGTGTCCAACGCGCGTCTGTAGCGACCACACTTTGAATTCATTCATTCAAACGTCGACGTGTCGACGTTTGAACGCAAAGCTAACGATCACAGCGCAACACCGGCACGATGATCATGTCGGCGTATCCATCGCACACACCACGGATCTTGACGTCGGCCTTGGCTCGCGCGCGCCCGTCGTCGGCAGCTAGCCTAGGCTGATCGAGCCGTCGGTGGCGTGTCGACCAGCATAAACTCGACCCCATTGCTCGCTGGGCTCTTCGGACTGGGCGTGCCAGAGTTGGCCGTGATTGCGGGCGTGGTGGCGCTCATATACGGGCCGAGCAAGCTCCCCGAGCTCGGGAAAGACCGCCGCGAAGGAATTCGAAAAGGAGCTCAAGGAAGAATTGAAGGATGACGAGACGAGTGGCGGCACGCGGGGAGCCAGCAACACTTCAGCACGCCAAACGGATTCGTTTCGTTCAGTGAACTCGCCCCCGGCAGGTCGAGATCATGTAAAAATGGAACTGGTCACAGCGCGTCACCCGTCGACGCCGGGTTGATCCCAAATGTCGAACCGCTACCGCCGCTGAAGCGGAGACGACGGTTTTTGTTGGATCCGCTGCCCATGAGGTACGAGTTCGCAAAACGCCCCTGGACGCAGCTCACGTTCCTGATCTGGTATCCCGAGCCCGAGGCATAGACCATCCAGTGCTGCAGCGGACCAGCTTTGCGCG